CTGCTGGCTGCGGGCGCGGGCGCGGCCCTCTCATTGGCGCGCCGCACCTCCTCAGCCCGCGCACGATGAGCGTCGAAAAAGTTTTCGCCACCGATGATCGAGGCCGCGCCGGCATACCCTATGATGCTGGTCGCCTCCAGGATGTCGGCCACCGCTGAAAACACGTCCGCCGCCACGGCACCGAAGGATTGCAGCCCTTCGCGATTGGCGGCAATGACAGAGAGCACGTCCTGGAACGCGGGGATCAGGGTGCGCACCAGCTCGCCGCCGATGTCATTGGCCATCTCCATGCCCATGGTCGAGATGTCCGCCAGCTCATCCTGCAGGCCCTTTTGCGCGCGCTGCAGCTCGGCTAAGCCAGCGACCAGCAATCTGATGAAATCATTGGCCTCCAGCTTCATGGCCTGGATCGCCTCCGTGTCGGCGGTGCCGAAGACAGCCCGCATGACGGCGCGCACCTGGGGGATGCGCTCGGCGATTTGGTTGATCTCCTCGGCGCTGACCTTGCCCTTGGCGCTGATCTGCCCGAGCGCGAGCACCACGCCATCCAAGTCCTGGCGCGTGCCTCCGACGAGCGCCAGCGCGTTGCCAAATTCAATGATGGCGTTTTTGCTGTCATCCGCCGTCAAGCCGATGGAGCGCAGGCGCACATCCGCGCGCACCGCCTGCTCAAAGCCCACGCCCGGCAGCCGCGCCACCTCGCGCAGCTCAGCCATGCGTTGTGTGGCGGCCTCGGCGCTGCCCTCGGTGGTGCGGAGCATTTTTTCCAGCGACTCCATGGCCACGACCGAGTCAAAGATACCGCTAGCAATCCGCGCCGTGCCCAGGGTGACACCCAGCGCCGCCGCGCCGCGCATGACGCCGCCGAACAAATCCTTCGACAAGCCCGCGCCGCCGCTTTTGGCGCGGGCCTTCAGCCGGTCAATCTCTCCGCGCGCGCGAGCCATCGCCGCCTGATACTGGGCGATTTCGAGCCGGAGAGATGCTTCAATGGCGGCCATGGTCTAACTCAGAGTCTGACATTGCGGGTAAAATGATCCCAACTGCGCTGCATGGCACCGGTGCGGATCTTCAGGGCAAACTGGATCTGCCGCTCAATGTCCCGAACACGGGACGCGAAAGCCACGCTGTCCACGGCCACCAGCTCAATGCGCTGGTCGGTGATCACCGCGCGCATCGTGCCGGGTGCGGAATGTCTCTCCACGCCATACGGCAGACGCCGCCCCAGAGCGCGCAGCGCCGGTGCCCAGCCGGAGGCCAGCCACCACACATGCGCCTGCTCGGCCGCAATGTAGACATCGAGCGCATCGGTGTCCGCCACGTAATAGACCACGCGCCGTTGCCGCCGCCGGCGATTACCCGGACGCCGCCGGCCATGCACCGTGCCGCCATCGAAAGGGGAGAGGCCCGTGCCAGTCTCCGCGCGCAGAATCTGCGACGCCGCCGCATTGTCCCCTGACTGGTGCAAAAACCAAAACGCCGCCTTGGCCGCCGGCGCAGAGATGGCGTCATACGCATCCCCCGGCGTGCCGTAAAGGGCCCGGATGTCCGCCGCCACGGCTGCGCGGCCTTGAACCTCCGCCTTTTTTCCACTCATCTTCTCGGAGTAGGGCGGCGTGACTTTTGCCACCTCTGTGAGCAGCAGCCCAAACTCCTGCCGAACCAAATCCACCGCAGCTTTTTTTGAAGTGCTCACCAGCCTGGCAAAGGCTAGGCTGTGAGCTTCGGAGTGGATGACGAGAGACATGGGTTCGGCTTAATGGGCGGGCGGTGTCAAACCGCCGCCGGGCCCACCGCAGGATCAAACCGCGCCTGGGGCGCGGTTGATCAGCTCGGTGTTCGACGAATTCTAAGGTGTTCATATTAATTCAGAATGCTGGTGGGGTTAATTCAACTGTTATGCCAATCCCTCCAGCGCCTCATGCAGCGCCTCGATGGCGATTTTCAACTTTCCGCCTTTTACGGCGTCGTGCAGGTTTATCGACTTTTCGCGCTCGACCAGATACTCCAGTCGCGTGAAGATTTCGGACTCGGGCGCCTCCCTGTATCCAAAGAGGATTTGAGAGATGCGGTTTACGGTTTCGGCGTCGTCTAGTGGCATAACACGGCACTGGTGCCAACCGCTGGGGCGGTTGGTCTTGGGTTTATTCGGATGCGCCGAGCGCCCCAGCGGTCGGCACAGTTTGATCGTTCGGCATGACCCAAAACACGTCATTTCCGCGAATCTCCGCAATAGCTCCAGCAACGGGAGGGGGAATCTTGCGTGGAGTTAGTTCGCCTGCTGCCGCTTTGTTTCGTCCCCTGGATTCCTCCAGTCGCCAAAGCGTTCCATCCAAGTGTCGCACCATGTAATCACCGTGATCTGCCTCCCAATTCCATGACGAAAATCCCCACACACGGGAGCCTTTCTTGCGACGGAATTTCCCCAGCTTTTTGGGTTTCTTTGCAACATCACTGCTGGGCTCTGGCGTCCCGCATCGAAACCCACGGCGAAGCATTTCCCGAAACGACACGTAAACAGCCGAACCAGTCATGGCACCCAACCCTGCGGGCTGGGTGGAGTCTTTCGTGTCCGCGGTCGTCATTGGCAGCCCTCCGGGTTGGTGTATTCAGTGTTAGACGACAGCCACGCCGCGACCTCTGAGGGTAGCAACATGCCGTCACTCGTTTTCTTCCATTGCCCGCGACCGAAAATGTCCGGGTGGTTTTGGCCTTTGATGCGCCACGCCTGCTCGCATCGGCGTTCTCCTGTTTCGGAGTATGCCACGCATCCGCCACCTTTCCCGATTCGCCAGCGCCAGCGCACACCAGAGACGGTTATGTTTCTGCCTGGTCGTCTAACAAAGCGCTGCTGCGAATCCGCGCCCCACTCTGCGTTCAAAGTCTTGCTCATATTCCAGATTCCTTTCTGCGCCCCACGTCCGCTGTCGGCGCGGATCGCAGAGCTTCGTCGTTCGTCTGATCGAGGCGGCAAATGGCTTTCCGGTGGCGCATCAATGCTTTTATGGTCGCCGCGTCAGTAGCCGGTAATGTGTCATCCAAGAGACGGCGGGCGGCAAAGCGATGCCAGCCAACGACCCACCAAGAACAAGGGCACTGCACCACAACCGCATGAGCGGTTGTGTCGGAGATGGAAGCGGAGTCAGGGGCGCTCATGCGGTGTGTGAGTTTGGATGTTCGGGCTATTGAGTTCGCCCACCAGCTGGGATGCAGTGCCATTGTTGAGGGGGTGAAGTTCCTGTTTCACGCATGTTTCCTTCGCAGGGCCGGAGTCGCTTCCCACACTCGGGGCAGCGCGGCCAGCCGTCTTTACGTGCGCTGGCAAAAGCCCGCAAGGGCGTTCGCCCTCACAAATCCACCTCCCACTCTCCCGCGCGCACGCGGCGCAGGGTTTCGCGCACGCGCAGCATGGCGCGACCGCGGCTGCTCAGCTCGGGGTCGGGCCAGATGTAGCTGCCACCCTCCAGGATGCCGCTGGCATGGATCAGCGCGCGGGCCTCGTGGAGACTCACCTGCCAGCGCAGAACGTGCAGCGGAGTGCCGGGCAATGCCCGCGACAGTAGCGCGTAATACTCGGCTCCCGTGGCGGGCAAGGCTAGTTTCCCGAGTCACGACCCTTCCCTTTTTTGTTCGGCATTGGCATCGGCTGCACCCGCAGATGCTCACTGGTGAGACGATGCGCCAGCAAACACGCCGGCTCAAAAAGCTCCGGCGAGATCACGCTGACCGACCACTCAGACACCGTCTGCAGCAGCAGCGTTGGCCGGGTGCGCAGGGCGTTGATCTCATCCGCCTCGTGAGTGGCCAGCCAGAGGATCTTTTCCGCCGTGGGCAGATAGGCAGCCAGGTCCACCGCGAACGACAGAGGCACGAACGGAGCGTCCTTGCGCGCATCCAGCATCTCGCGGATGCGCACCAGCTCGGCCAACGCCGGAGCGGGCAGATCCAACGCCACCAGCCGCGCCGCCAGAGTGTGGCGCTCTCGACTCCAGGGCAGCAGAGGCAGTCCGGCAAAGCTGCGCGTGCCCTCCTCATCCCAGAGCTGCTCGCGCTGCGCGGCGGCCGCGCGCGCCTTGCTGTCATCATCGGCACCGGTGCGGGCAGGCGGCGGAGAGGCGGGCGCGGAGATGCCCGGCGACTCACTCTCATGAGGAGGGTCAGGCAGGGCGGCAGAGGTGGATTGGGTTCGGCGTTTCATGGGGTTCGGGTTCGGAAAAAAATGTCACCACGACATCGGTGGGGCCTGCATATGGCGGGTCACCTGATCCATCACATGGCCCGGCGCGTCCGCGCTCACCAGAGCCTGCCGCACCGCCAGGCACGCGCCCTTGTGCGCGCCGGGGATCACACGCGCAGGCTCGTCAATGAGGATCATCGGCGCGCGCCCCTGGCCCTTGAGTTCGGCCTTAAGCTGCGCGCGATTGTGCAACGCATCGTAGGCCAGGCACAGGGGATGCAGCGGCTGCGTGGCTTCCATCCGCAGCCTCCATTCGTCCTCCCGCACCGGGTCGCGGGCAATGAGGGTGGCGGTGTCATGTGCCTGCCAGCCACCGTCCGAGAGCAGCACTCGGTATCCGCAGGGAGCGAGTCCAAAACGATGCTGCCCCGCGCTGCCGTCAATGCTCAGCACCGGCACCCCGACCACGCCGCAGGCCGCCGCCAGATTGAGATCATTCGTCCACACCAACCGAGCGCCAGGGGGCGGTGCAGCCGCGCCAGGCCGATAGACCGTCAACACGCCACCGCTGCGCAGATGCAGGCAGTGACTGACATGGTCTTTCATCATGCGCAGCAGCGCGTCGTAACATTCATGCGCCGTCATCATGACATGCAGCACGTGCAGCGGATCCTCCCGAGCCATCTCGCCTGACCTCCAGGCCTGGAGCATCTGCGGCAGTTTCAAGGCCGGAAATCGGAGACTCGACAGGCCAAAAAGAAACTGAATCACCGCAGCGCCAGTGCGCTCGTGAATCGTTGTCTCGGCGGTGTAGGGGAAGCCCAGCGCGCGCAGACTGGCGGCCAGCCGGGTTTCAGTAATCGCCAGCGTATTTGCGGCGCGCTGCGGAGTGAGTGCCATAAGTTCGGGGAAGGTTCGGGTAAGAAAGCGCGCCGGGCGCCTTTCGGCTTCGGCAGGAGAGGCTCGTCAGCATCTCATGACCGCGACGCCCGGCGCGCCGCTCATGTTTTGTATGGGTAGGGATCAGGCGGGCAGGAGCGGTGTGGCGTCCACAAACGGAAAGTAACGCAGGCCCAGAGTGGCGGCAGGTTCTTCCTCGCCGAGGTCAGTGGAGGCGGTCTCGATCAGGAGCAGCTTCTCAGGATCGCGCGTGTAGCCGTGCCGCGCGATGGCGGGCACCTCGGCGGTGCCGGCGGCGAAATGCGCGCAGGTCGTCACAGCTTGGCCGACATAGCCGGCTGGCAGGCCATGCACCAGGCCATTTGCATCCGCCACCAGCGCGCCAGCGATCTCGATGGCGAGCGAGCCGCGCCAGATCTGCACCTGCGCCACCTGGCCGAGAGCCGCGACGGCGTGAGCCTTCTTTTGCTTGACCTCTTGCTCAGGAGTGAATTTCACGGTTTCGGTAAGAAAACCCGACTCAGCGAACTCGCGGCGATCATACGCCGGCAGGGCGCCGTAAACTTGGACAGGATCAAAGGGCATAACGAAAAGAAGTGAATGGGTTACCGAGCCAAAAGGAGCATCAGGGGGCTGTGGCGGCACTGCCCGAGGCCAGACCTCGCGCGCGAAATGCCGCCTTCGTGGTGGACTTGGCAACCATGATGACGGTGCAATACCAGCCCGTGGTAACATCCGCCACCGGAGCGATCCCGCCCGCAGTCGCCGAGGCCACATACACCGGAGCCGAAGTGGAAAGCGTGAAGCCCGGAGTAAAGTCGGGATCCTCAATGCAAACCAAAAGCCTCTGCCCCGCCGCCGCGCCACTCACAGCAATACCGGCGATCAATGTCTCACCCGCCGCGTTCACGTCCGCCAGGTAATATCGGTCATCGGCGCTGGAAAGGAAAAGCACCTGACCAGCGGTGATCGTCTCACCCGCAACGCCGGGAGCGATGACCGCATAGTCCGACGTGCGCACATTACCGGCCGTCACGGAGACATCGGCACAGAGAGCCGCCGTGGGCAGCAGGAGGGCGAGAGCGAGGAGAGCAGCAGAGAGGAGATGTTTCATGGCGGGATTATTTTTCGAGCTTCGCCATGCGCGCGATGTCAAACGCCGCGCGACACGGCGAGCGAATAACGGAGCTTGATCGGGTAAGTGAGCTTCCGCGTTTCCGCCTCGCGCATCGGCGAACCCACGCCCTCAAAACGCCGGCAAACAATACTCCAACCCTGGAGCCGCGCGGCATTCTCTCCCGCCGCAACGCCCGCAATGAACGTATTCCACGCAGCATCATCGCGCAGGCGATCCTCCAGCCCGCGCACGATCTCACCGGCATCCTCGCGCGTTGTCTGAGTGTCCACCGAGGCCGCGCCCGCATCCGCCGCCTTCAGCCAGGTGATGAGGTTGACCGTAATTTCCATGCGCCGGACCGTGGTCTTTTTTTCCTGCGCCTCCCTGGCCACCACGACGATGCACAACGGCGTCGGCACCGAGCCGCCGTCGAACGCCACCTTCGGAATCTCCACGTCCGGTGTGCCGGCCTGCGTGGCGGTCAAAAAATCCACGAGCAGTTTCGCGATGAAAAAATCAGGCGTGTTGTCCATAACTCAGAAAGGCGCTACCGCCGAAATCACCCACACATCGGAACAGGCATCACCCCCCTTGATGCTCGCGAGCTTGTAACTTCGCCCCAAATACTCCACCGCATCCAGCGACGCGTCTGGCCGCCGAGGCAGCCGGCATTTGGGCAAATGAGCCTCCAGTGTGCGCACATGCTCCAGCCCAAACTCATCCACCTGAGCCTTGTTGTCACCGCTGCTCACCAGCCCGCACACACGATGCCGGGTCGCGCCCATGATCACCGTCACCTCGCCCGTAAAAGGCGATGCCGCGCGCCCGCGCTGCATCGCCTTCTGAAAAGCCGCCTGCCTGGCATTCACGCAGCGCCAGGCCCTCCCGTCAGATCCAGACGCCAGACCCCCTTGTGCAGCGCGGCGAGCAGTTCGAGAGCATACTCGCGCACCTTGCTGTTGGCGGGCGGATGATCCACCGGCCCATATCTCGGAGCCTCATCCGGCAGGCTGGTGTTGCTTTCAAATTCGAGCGTCATCGTGACACGCTCATCACCGCCAGCGTCCGTGACACGGATCACGCGGCGGCCGTTTTTCCGGTCCAGGTCTTGGGTCAGTTCCTCCAGCTTCATGATATCCCGGTGGTGATGTCAAAACGCAAAGAAGCCCGCCGGCCAACCCAACCAGCGGGCTTCAGTCACACCAACAAACGGGGAGGAACCGCTTGAGGAAATTCAGGTCTTTGGAACGAGAGGGCTGTCCGGCGCGGGGTCTTCCAAGGAAGGCTCCGGTTCTTTTTCCAAGCTGGTCAGCGGCGGAGTTTGTGCCGCGCCAGTTGGGGTCTGTGCCTCCAATTCGACGACGCGCGCCTCCAGTTCGGAGATGCGCTTTAGCAGCTCGGTTTTCGAACCCTTCGCCGCCTTTGGCGCTTGCACTTTTTTGAAGCGCGCCTGCTTGACCAGGCCGTTGCTCGACCAGAGCTGCACATGCGGCGCGGGTGCGACACCGGCGGCGACCATGCCCTTGAAGGCACGCAGAGCCTCGTCGAAAGGCACCGCCACTGGTGTGAGAGGAAAGCCTGAACGCTTTTCAGCGTCCAGGCCGATGAGGAGGGCGAGCTTCATACGCGATCAAAGAAGAGGGTTCAGCCGGCTCAGGAAAGCGGCGTGGTGATGAGCTTCATGGCGGCGGTTTCTCCGAGCGCGTCGCCGTAGTGTGCCTCGATGACTTGGACTTCCTCGTCTGTGTCACCGTATCCGATGTGCTTGTATTCAAGCACAATCCCGGAGTAACGATCTTCGACGACGCGGTAGTCGAAAAGCTGGCTGCGCACCGCCGGAGTCGGTTCGACGGGAGCAAAGCCCACCAGGAGAGCGCTCGGCACCGCCGCCACACCGACGATGTTTTCATAACGACGGCAGGTGCCGGCTGTCACGTCCGAAGTAAAGTTGACTGCCGCGCCGCCGATGGTGGCGGACACCTTAAACGTGTTGGTGGCGGCATCACGCACGAAATAAGCCGTGGTCGCCGCCGTGAGACCCGTGCCGCCCGTCAGAGTCGGAAAAATCACCCTGTCACCATCCAACAAACCGTGCGCCGCCGCCGTGAAGGTGTCATCATCAGCCTCCCCCAGGACCGCGAAAGCGGTGCCGTTGTTGGTCGGCAGGCCGGCAGTGCCAAGCTCCTCAAACCCAAGAATGCGGCGAATGGTGGCCTCACGGAACGCCAGAGGATCCGCGCTCTTCGAGGCGTCAATGATCTGCCCCTGCTTCAGCAGGTTGAAATGGAAGGCCGGGTTCAAGATGAGGCTGCGGCCCACTTCGGGCCAGTAGTCCTCCATGCATTTCTGCGCCAAGTCGGCGACGTCGTTTTCATCGAAATTGCCCGCCGTGGTGGCACTGATGGTGGCGCCGGTAAAGACGCTGTGGCGCACAGGAGAGAAGATATCGGCAATGATGTCGAAGGCCAGCTTTTCGCCTTTCAGGCGGCCATGCATCTCGGGGTTGAACATCGGCTGGCGGGAGCGCTCCTCACTCGTGAAGCTGATGGCCTGCACCTTGTTCTTGTTGATCACGACCTTCTTGGCCTGCGTCGTGGTGGAGGTGGCCAGCGCCTTGTAGCTGCCCCCGCTCGCACGCGTCACACTGTCGCTGGTGGCCAGAGGATAGTAAGGAATTGCCATCGTGTTGTCCCCCCGCAGCGGCACGTTGCTGTAAGAGGTGGCAAATTGCTGGAGAGGCAGGATGGCGCGGCGGAAGGCCACAAGGGCGGAGTCCAGGACCGTGGTGAGCTGGAGTTCAGAGGCGATGGTATTGCTCATGAGAGTGGAAGGCTAGGTTTGCGGGATCGTGAAAGACGAAGTGTCAAATCAGGCGGCATGGACGCTTGCCCGGTATTCGCGCAACAGCGCGCTGCGTTCCTTTTGCGTCTTGCACTTGACGAGCGCCTCCGTGAGCTGCGCTTCCGTTTTCGGCACGTCCTTCAGCCCCGAGTCATCCGCGCTCGGCGCAGGCAGCTTGCCGGCGGGGAAGCCCAGGCTGGCCATGCGCTCCTGAGCCTTGGCTGCAGCTCGCTTCTCAAGGTCCTGCTCCTTGGCCGCCAGATCCGCATGGGCTTTCTCCAACTCAGCCACACGCGCCTCAAGATCCGCCACGTCCTTCTCCCGCGCGGCGAGTTGCATCCGCGAGCCGTCCAGTTCGCTTTTCAGGCGCGCCACTTCTGCCGAGGCCTCGTCGAGCTTTAGCTTTGTGCCGGCGAGTTGTTGCGTCGGATCAATCCCGCGCAGCGCTGCTGCCGCGACACTCAGCCTCTGACTCAGCGGGAGCGTCTTGTCTTCGAGCTTGGCAAGGGCATCGGCCACATTGACAGGGCCGCCGCCGCCACCTTCGCCGCTGTCATCCGCTGGCGTGCGCAGCGGCAGCATCAGGGCGGGGATACCGCACAGGGCAAGGCCAGGCTCAGCAGGCACCGCCAGCAGCAGCGGCGCGCACAGCACGGCGAGAATGAGCAGGGAGACCACATGCAGCCAGCGGCCGCGGCGAATGGAGGAGAGGGTGTGTTTCATGGCGTCGTTTCGAGGACGCCCTGCGCGCTGTGTCAAACCAGCGCCACAAACTCATCCCAGCTCCCCACGATGCCGTCCGCCAAGCCGTGGCGCACCGCATCCGGCCCGTCATACATCTTTGCCGCCGTGAGTGCTTCCTCGCTGGCCTTGGGACGGCCCGCTTTGACCGCGCTGACAAACTGGGCGTTGAGGCTGTCCACGGTGCCCTGGAGATACTCGCGATCCGCCTGTGTCAGATCCCGCCCCGGCAGCCCCAGGCCCTTGTGCGTCCCCTTGCTGAACAGCTCGAGGCTATAGCCCTGCATCTGCATCGCCACCTTGGGATTCAGGAAGGCAAGATACGTGCCGATGCTGCCCACCTGCGCCGAGGCCGTCATGATCACCTCATCCGCCTGGCTCGCCAGCCACTCGGCGGCGGAGGCGATCATGGTGTCCGTGAAAGCATACACGGTCTTGCCCCGCGTGGCGGCAGCCGCCTTCACCTGCGCCGCCAGCTCGGGCGTGAAGGTGGTGCGCCCGCCAGGCGAGCCGATGTCGAGCACGATTTGCTTGATGCCCTTGGCCTCCACCGCCTGGCGCAACGCATGGCTGATGCGGTCGGGATTCACCGCGCCCATGCAGAATTCCATGAAGGGCGAGATGCCCTTGCTGATCATGCCATTGATGGGAATCACCGCCATCGAGGGCTTGCCTTCCACGGTCCAATAATACGCCGGATCAAGAATCGTCGGCGCGGCAAACGGCCCGTTGCTTTGCATGTTCGGCTCGGCCATACGCTTGCGCATGTGGGCGAGCCCGCCGCCGTATTTGATGCTGCCAGGGTTGCTTTCCTTGGCCTCCGAGAGAGGCGACAAATCCGCCGCCTGACCCGTGATGCGCGGCCACAGATACATGTGACAGGCCAGCATGGCGGATTCTTCGAGCGCCAGCGGCTCAAAGTAAAACTGCCGGGCAAGGTGCGGGAGATGGAGAGTTTCAGAGTGCATAATGTTCACTTTTTTCCCAGCGCGGAATTCCGCGCTGGGAAAGTTTTAGATTCGAATCGGCGGTTTGTTCACCGCCCGTTGCAGCGCGGCCTGGGTTTCCTCCGCCTGGCGCGCGGCCTCATCGTCGTCGAGCTGCTCCTGCGCGGCGGTTGTGCCGGCGCCGATCTCGGGGAAGGCCTCGGCCCACGTCAAGCCGCGCGCGGCCATCCCCTCCTTGATGTAGAGGCGCTCGTCGAGGTATTGATCCACCTCCTGCTCCCACTGATCCCCCTGGAAGCCGTGCAACGCCTTCAGCGTGATGTGACCGCGCTTTGCCTGCTCGATGTGCAGCTTGCCGTCTCGGCCGAAGTCCACGGTCAGCCGTTTCGGCAGCACCCAGCTATGGAGCTCCCAGCTTTCGACATCCTCCAGCTCGCCCGCCTCAATCATGTCACGCAGCCATGCCAGATACCAGGGCCCGAGGAACTGCTCGACGAGCTCCTGCTGCTCGCTCTCGATCTGACTCTGCGCGTCCGCCATGATGAAGCGCGTGTTCGCGCCGCCAAGCTGGGTGATGTTCCAGAGCAACTCGGGACTGTAACCCAGCGCCCAGGCCACATCCCTCGTCAGCGTCTCCAGGTGCTCGCGGACGTTTTCATTGGGGTGGTCGGATTCGACAAGCTTGAAGGTCTGCCCCGGCTTCAGTTCGCGAGCCTCGCCGGCGCCGAAAAACTTTTCCAACGTGATCTTTTCCCCTGTGGGCAGCGCCACTTGCGAGGTGGGCTGGGGAATGCCAGCTCCCCAGCCGCCAGGGCCGCCGATCATTTGCACGGCGAGCTGCTGCTCGATGGCAAAGCCGATCTGCTCGCGCATCTTGATGCCCTTGGTGAGCGCGTGCAGGATCTCGCCACGGTCGAGCACCTTGTTGATGACGGGGTAAAAACGGCTCAAGCCGCGCACCTGACCGAAGCGCTCATACGTGGCGCAAAAGAGCACATTGCCCGCCGGCACTTCCACCTCGGTTTGCCCGCCGCCAATATCATCCACGCTCACGACACGATACGCCAGCGGCTCATTATGCCGTCCCAGCCTCACCCCGTGATGCCAGCGCTCGCCGGGCGCCTCGCGTTTGCCGCCCTGGCCGATTTGATGCGCCTCGTAAAACATGCAGCGCAGCCGGCCGCTCTCGTCACGAGCCAGCACAGGCGCCATGTCGCCGTCTTTGATCTTGGCCCGCACAATGCCCTGCTGGGCAGAGCCGCAGGTGAATTTCCGCGAGAGATCGAACGTGTTTTTGTTCTCGCACCGCGCCATCCACAGCCGTCGAACCTTGGCGTTCCAGGCTTTGTTTGGCGAGCCAGGATAAGGGAAGAGCCCCGTGCCGCACACCATGCGCGCCACCCCGTTGACGCCGCGATGCACCAGGCCGCCGCCGGAATTGTAGATGTAGCGCCCGCGCCGCATCAGCTCCACATGCGACCACTCATCCACCTCTTTCAGCGTCTGCAGCGTCGGCACATAGACATAACCCCGGTCACGGCTGCCCACATCGGTTCCCTGGAAGCTGCGATACATGCCCACAGCCTCCAACGCGGGATCCTTCGCCTCGAGCCGCCGGATGACATCGCCCTGCGGCCCGAGAATGACGCGGCGCTTGTCGTTCGTGCTCATCATCCGAGGGTCGAGGGAAAGCCGCTGAAGTCCGCGTGGCGGACTGAACCGGGAGATTCATAAATGCCTGAGGCGGCCGATTCCTCGGCCTCCAGCCGCTGCAGGCATGCCTCGTAGATTTGCAACAGCATCGTTGCAGGCACGCCGCGCAAGGCCGCACTGGCTTGCCCTTGGTAAGTCGTTGAAGTCACAAACTCATCCCCCGCCGCCACCGCCGAGAGCGCTTCCGCATGGCGCTCATTCAGCCAGGCCACAGGCGCCACTTGAAGGCGCGCCTGGCGCAAAAATCCTTGAATCAGCAGCTCGGGGTTTGTCGTCGTTTCTGGCACGCCGGATGCGTGAGTGTCAATCCGAGCCATCTTCGTTGCAAGGCTCGGCCTGCTCCGGCGCGGCTTCTTCCTTCCAGCCCGCCACGCGCTTTCGAAACTTCTCCCACCTCGCATTCACTGCGGCGCGCGCCTGTTCCGAAGTGCGCGCCTTGGCCTCACCCTTGCCCGCCGCGCCGCCCTTCCTCCCCGCCTCGATCCTGGCGGGGTTCGGTGGCTTCGAGGAAGAGCTGCTCGGCTTCTTTTTCGCCATACTCGGCCATCACAATGATCAGCACGCCCAAGCGTTCAACCTTGACCAGACACCCGGCGTCTTCGCAGAGCCTCTTGGCCTGCGCCATCACGTCGAGTTGATGCTTCTGAAAGTTCGTTGCCATAATGTTTCTACGCAAGCAAAACGGCAACGGCTGTCAATCATCCGGCCAGTGAATATTTTGCAGAGCGCCGCCAAATTCGATCTTCCCAACGAACTGCATCTTACCGCAGTCCCCGTAATCGTTCGGGCCGCGTTTCTGCTTGTCATGTTTCCACTTCTTCTCCGCCTTGTCATAGATCTCCGCCGTCCACTCGGACGAGATCGCGCTCGGGAGATCCACCGGAAGCCACAGACGCGGCTCGTCCCGCTTTTGGATCTGCCCCAGGTAAAATTGATTTTTGATACCGTGGTCGTAGAAGACCCGCACCGTGATTTCGTGCGAGTCGAGGTAGTCCTTCTTGAGCATGAGCAGCTTGCCGGCATGACCTTCATTCTCACCCGATCCACGCGCGGGGAAGATTTTCCATCCACCAGGATGGATGATGCACGGTTGCATCTGATGCAGCAGGCACGCCTTGTAAACCTCATCGCGCCGGTGCCCGCAGTCTATGAGCCCGCTATCAATGTGACGCGGCCGCTTCCTTCCCTCGACCTTGTATTCCCGCGTGCGCAGCCTCCAAAGCTGGTCTTCGTCCTGGAGCCGGCCGCAGTCCACCAGGTAGCTCTCTCCCGAGTTGCTCCATGCAAAGACGAGATACTTCAGATAATCGAACTGCTTGTCCGTCGTCATGAACAACATGGCCGGGCAGAAGGGCAGGCGGGCATTGAACTCGCCGTCGCGGTAGGCCATGCGGAACGGCTGGCCGAGATGCACCTTGATCGTGCTTTCCGTGCCATCCGCCGCCTTCACGCGTTGCTCCTCGATGCGGCCCGCCTTCAGCGCCTCGATGCTCTCCTTCGTCACGTTGGTGGCTTCCTGCTCCCAGGGCAGGCCGCCGTGATTCGTGATGACATACTTCTTGGCTTCGTCGGTGGGATTGATCACGTAAGCCTGCAGCCAGAGCTTCTTCAACATGCCCCAGGTCACGCGCTTGTGCAGGCTGTAGAGGTCGCTGATCTGGTAGCTTTCCACTCCTGGCTCCGGCGGCACGTAATCGCCCGCGGGCGAGCGCCGGCGCTTGTCATTCGACGTCGGCACCCAGATGCCTTCATTGACCATCGCATACTTCTCCTTCTCTTCGATGGGCTGCCCGCAGAGCTGGCATTGATACACCGTCTCCGCCACCACGAGGTCCAGGTTGTAGCGGTGATCCCCATCCTTGCAGTGATCGGCCAACAAATAATCAAACAGTAGCTCGATGCGCCGCTCGCAGCGCGGACACGGCACCAAAAACTTTTTTTGGGTGCCGTTCGTGTATTTGAGATCAATGATCCCGCCCGCTTCTTCGGGCACAGAAAGAGCCATCAGCAGACCATCTGCCACATCGTTCTGACGGCTCTTCGCCTGGTCATACGTGGTCGTCCCATCCGCCCGTTTGGCGTGCTTCGACAATTCGTCCAGCACGATGAGCCGATACCAGATTTCCATGAACGGCCCCGATGACCCGGAGCCGCTGATGAGGATGTCCATGTTGCGCAGCGAGATCTTCGACAGCGTGTTGTCATCCGGGTCTTCGCTCAACTGCGCCCCTGCGGTGCGCTCGATGGAAGGGAGAATGCGCCGCTCCGCCACCTCGCGCGCCTTCTTGTCGGAATTGATGCTGTAAAGCGCGTTGCCCGGCCAGTGCTTCACCATCCACCGGAGGATGTTCAGCGATCCTTCGGAAAAGCCTGTGCGGCTTGATTTCATCGCCACGGCCTCACGCACCTCCGGGCGCATCGGCAGCTCCTGCCACTCTTTTGTCCAGGGCGTCTTCGTCGGGTCAAAGTAACCCGGCTCACTGGTCATTTTTTCGTCGAGATAGACGTTCCGCGCTGCCCATTGCCAAACCGGTTCTGTCGGCGTCTCTTGCATGTAGTCGCCGGCTAGACTGACGATAAAATCGTTTTCTGGCGAGCCTGCATATCGCATGGCCTGGGCGCGCTGGAAAAGGTCACTCATGGCCGGGCTGGTAGATGGCGGAGAATCGTCCGCTCTTGAGGTGGGCAAAACATTTGTCCCGCTGCTGCAGCGCGAGCTGCCGCCGCTCCTGGGCCGGGATCTGTGGCGCATGCACATCGAGCAGCCCCATCAAAGAGTTGAAGAAGCTCTGGCTGATGATGTTGAAGATGCGCCCCAACTCAGTGTTGATCACGCGCGTTCGCAGCACCTCGCCCTTGCCTTCCTGGATCTTGACGATGTCTTTCTCCCATTGGCGCAGCATGGCCACAGCTTCTTTCCACTGGCGCATGTAACTCTGCCCCTCCGAAATGCGGCCGGCTTCAAATGCGGTTTGCATCCGCTTGTAGAGAGTCGAGACCAGGCTGCGAATCTGATTCAACCCGATGTCGGCGGTCATCTCGGCCGCATCGTCGAACATCATCGGCGCCTCGATTTTTTCGCCATTCACTGGCGCCTCCACGTCTGAGGCCGAGGGTGTGACTGCTGGCCGATCCACACTAGCCGGCTCGACGCAAGGTTCAGCAGGTTTGCTGCCCGTCTGCTCGCCCGCCGAGTTTTCCAGCCTCAACAGGTATTCCGGCACGCGCCACTCCATGTTTCGCCGCCACCACTCTGCCATCTGCGCAGGCGCATCAAGCGGCGGCAGGTCTGGCGGCACCTGCTGCCGGCCCTTTTCGATCCACCGCTTGATTTTCCGCTCCGGATCTTTGGCGGGGTGCCCATGCGCGTCTTTATCAATTCCCAGAATCGGCACGTAGTGGCTCAGCTTGTAACGGTATGTCTGCCGCGTGAGACGCTTGGCAATAGGCTTCCCCACCGGGATCACCGACGACAACTCGGCCGCCTGGCTTTTTGTCAGCGACTTGCCCAGGACGTAAGCGCGCGCGAGCGCTGCCAGCCTGGCTTCCTGCAGCTCCTGCGGCAGCGTGCCGTCAATCACCGCGCGCTCCATCATCTCCCTCTCCGCCTGTGTCAGCGACTGCCCGTCCGACACTTTCTTGACCAGGTTGCGCAGATCCGCCCCGATCAATTTCGCCGCCAGATCTGGAGTCAGCTCATTCATACGGCGGGGAGTTCCTCCATCCACGCAGTATGAAAGGCCAGCGTGTCTGGATCATTTGTGATGACAATCTGCTCGATGTTGTCCGAACTGCGCAGGTTGGCGCTGCCCTCGGCCAGATCCACCACGCTCACGTCAGCTTGCGCATACCCCATTTCTTTCAGCACTTTGAGCCGCAGGTGACCAGAGACCAGGCAGCCATTCCTCCGGTTCCAGACCAATGGCTCGAAGTAGCTCCTATCCAAGGAACGCTTCATAATCTCCCACATTTTCGAGCCTGGCTCCGGATGCTTGCGCGGATTCCGAGGATGCGGGCGCAGCTCATCCAGGCTCATCCTGGCCGTCTCAATAGCAGCAATCTTTTCATTCACCCCGCTGGCGCAGTGTCAAAAAAAAGGGCTGTTTTGAATTTTGATACTGCGCGCAAAAAAAGGGGGTGGGACGTTATACCCGCCCACCCCCCCTTTCCCAGGCTAAAAGATTCCTTTCTCAGATATGCGTCTGATAAAATCCCGAGATGCATAGTGACAAGACCGCCAAGAAAAGCGCAAAACAGCCCACTCTTGAAAAAACGTCTTTATCAGACCAATGCCATTTTACTCGGCTGTCTTACCACTCTTGCCACTTTCCTTGATTTTTCAAGCCTCCCATCCGTGGCAAGAAGTGTTCCAAGATGATTTTTAAGGGCACGGGTCTTGCCACCGCTGCGCCCGCTCGGCGGTGGCAAGAGAGAAGCGTCAGCATCCTTTTCTATGGTGGGCACGGGTAGACAGTCCGCGCTACCGCGCGATCACGGAATTCCGCGCGCTCTTGCGCGAGGGCCCCGGCATGCGCGGGCGTAACTCGCCGGTGCCGCGCCTGGTACAGCACGCACACCGGATCAGTCCGCGCTACCGCGCGACTCTTCATCGCGTGGCTCATCAAGCCACTCGATGGGATAGACCCAATTCGAGTTCTGCTTCCGTTTGCCGAAGCGGAATCTGCGGCCGCTACTTGCCACCAAATCTTCACGGCCGCGCCACTTCGCCAGGCGTCGCCCCAACCGCTTCAGCTCGCCACCCTTCAACGGCTTGTCATCCTTCGTCCCCACAATGTCAGCTAGGAGGCGATTGTCTCTTGCCACTGACACGATGCGATCCGTGTCCACCTCATAACGGCCACTGCTTTCAGACTCCATGAATTCGGGCGCAGCCTCAGCCTCGTCCGCCAGCGCGGTCAGCAGCGCGCGCCATTCCTCCGTTTCCCGGTCGCCCGCCATCGGCAGATCCGGCACCCCGAAGGGGTCAATCGTTACCCCAGCCGCCTCCAGCACGCCCCCCACCAGCTCCGACCAGTCGGATGCCCGCTCCTGCAGCGTCTGTCCCATCGGCATGCCCGCCTCAGACCAGGCCCGAAAGAAAGCCCACAACGCCGAGAGCATCTCGCCACGCCTTTCGCGCGAGCAAAACCACATCGCGGTGAGCCGGCGCTTGAATGTCCGCTTCTGCGAGTCCGTGCGCATGAAAAGCTCCACCACAAGCGAGCGCTGCATAATGTCGCGCGTAAGCTCCACGTTATTTCCGGTCATGAAAACTTGAGTCACAGCCGGCGCGTCGAACATTTCATCGTTCCCGCCATACTTGCGGCCTGTGTGCGCCGACGCCGTCACAAAGCGGTTAAGTGCGTTCGAAAAAACCGCCGGCGGCACGTCGTCAATCCACAAATACTCCTTCATGCTCTGCGCCACCGTCTCCAGCAGCGCCGTGAATTTCTCCTGGTTCGGCCCGCGCGAACTCAGCGGCAGATCCGTGCTCGACGCCACGCCGAAGCACGCCGCCAGCACCATGCTCACCAGCAGACTCTTGCCGCTGCCCTGGTCGTTCGCCAGGTAGATCACCATCGGGCGCACCGTCCCCGCCGGCAGCAGCCGCCTGCCGAACACCCCCAGCATGGCCGAAACGTGGACCACAAAGCTCCTGTTCTGCCACAGATCCCGCCCCACCGCCCCCGCCTCCGCGAAACTAAACTCCGAGCACCAATCCTCCAGCAGAGCGAGCGCCCTCCCCAGCTCCCACCCCTCATCAAACGGCACCTCGTTGGTGCAAAAAATCGCCGCCTCCTCATCATACCCCACCTTGCACAGCTCCAGCGGGCCCGCCCTGCGGCGCACAGGGATGCGCGTCGCCACGATCTGTTCGATGAGCGGCAGCTCGCCAGTAAGTTCATCCGCCTCCAGCAGCTTCGCCGCCAGATCCTTCCCCAGACTCACCCTCACATCATACGCGCCGCTCTTGCCCACAGCCGTCTTCACCACCTCCACATGCCGCTCCACCCACGAGCAAAATTTCACCGGCGTCATCCGCACCGGCTTGCCCCGGTCAAAATAAATCAACCGCTCATTCGGCCCGAACCTGTAGAGACCGCTCCCCTTCAGCAGCAGGCCCAGGCGCAGCGCCAGATCGCGCACAGGCTCGTCCATGCGCACCTTCGGCACCATGTCCGCCACATCGGGTGGCGTCATCCCCAGAGCCTGCATGTGCGGCAGCAGAGCCTCCAGCATCTCGCGCGGCAGGCGCACATCCCCGTTGTCCGGCACGCCCCTCATCAGCGGGCACCTCCATGCCGGCTCAGGATGCTCCGCCACTCAGGCTTTCTCTGGAAACTCATCGGATTCAGATAAATCAATTCCTGCATCCTCGGCTCAGGATACCGCTTGTAACCTTCCCCGCGCACCGTCACACCCTCGCGAAAGCAGCACGGCAGCCGGGTCAGCCGCACTGCCGTCAATGCCGCCGCGTCCGCACCCAGAGGGCACACCAGGTCCATGATGGACGCCACCCGCGTGTGCGTCCCCTGCCCCTTGCCGCGCACCCACAGATCCCACTCCGGCTTGCTCCCCGCGTCCACCCGCACCAGCGCGTGCAGGCTCTTGCCCCCGCTCGAATAGATCGCCGCAATCGGCACCGGCAGCTTGACCAGCGCCCGCATCCACAAATCTTCCGGCGCGCAGTCGCTCTCCAGCACGGCATAACGAAATGTTGTCACATTCCGCCACGTCCGCCGCCCCCACTTGCCGTGCTCCACCACACGCTGCGGCGGCCCATGCATCTCCGCCGGCAGATGTGCCAGGCGCGTGCGGCTCTCTGAGGGCTGCCACCGCCCATCCACAGGGTTGCACAGATACCACACCCCCTCTGGCCCCCGCGTCGGCAGCGGCGACACCACCGCCTTGATTCCGCGATCCGGCGACAGCCGGCAGCTCCCGCTCCCCACCTGGTGGAGAAAATTGCCCTGCGAGAAAAATTCCGTGAAAACCAGCACCCGCTCTCTGTCACCGTAGAGCACATCGAGGAAATCCGACGCCGTCGCATGCTGCACCTTCAGCGGCGACACCCGCTTCAGCATCTGCCTCGTCACAGGCGGCACGCTCGCCACATAGGCACGCAGCTTCGCCTCGTCATACACCGGCACGCGCGACTCATCTTCCCGCACAGGCTCGGGAGGCAGATCCTCCACAATCGGCGGCCGCGCATCGCCAGCCCCCCCGCCGCCCGCCGCGCGATGAAACCCCCGCCTCATCGAGTCCGGCAGCAGCCGCCGCCCGAGCTGCTCGATGGCGTCCTTCCATTCCCATCCCGTCACGTGCATGAGCAACGTCACCCCGTTGCCCGCCAGCAGGCCCGCACCGCCCTGGCTGCACACAAACGAGCCATTCCCCTCGATGTCATCGAAGCGGAAGCGGTCCTTGCCCCCGCAGCCAGGGCACGGGCCATGCCGGCCAGTCAGCAGATCCGCGCGCACCCCCAAGTCCGCCAGCACACGCGGCCATCGGCCGCGCGCCGCGTCCAGCACATCGCTTGCGTCGAAAAATCTGCTCACACCAGGCAGAGTTCGGGGCTGCTCGCTCATGTTGCATTTACCTCAGTAAATCAGGCCGCTGTTTGTATTTCTTCACAGCGCGGTTGTATCTCATCCGCTCGCGGTTCCACTCGGCCAGAGCCTCCACCTCGTCCGCCTTGGGCTTGACGCCGATGTAGTCCCCCACCTTGGCCGACCCCTCCGCGATCCAGCGCACCTGGTTTTTGAAGGCGACATCCGCAGCCTCATCGCCCCCGCCCTCATCAGCAGAGGCCGCAGCCGGATCTTCCGCCGGCGCCGCCTCATCAATGAGCGCGTCCACGCACCGGCACGCCTCATCATAGCTCAGACCAAGCGCGTCCGCCAGCGCCGCCGCACCGCGTCCGGGGTTCTCCGCGCGCCACACCCTGCACCGTTCCAGCAGATCCAGATCTGGCTTCACCTCCACGCCGTCATCCCGGTCATCAGAGTCAGCCTTGTCCAGCCGCTTCCCCTTCGGCGCCTTCTTCCCCGCGTCCAGCAGCGCTTGAGCGCGGCGCGCCACCTCCTTCTTTTTCACCCCGTATCGCTCCATGAGCAGCTCCAGATCCTCGTTGTCACAGCCTTGCCAGGCCAGCCCCCGCGCGATGACCGCCACAACGATGAAGCCCAGCCAGTCATTCACACTCACCGCCCGCGCGCGCACCGCTTCCAGGATGCTTTCCTCATAATCACGCCCGCTCCTCGCAGTGCCCTTCGGAAGTTTCAGGCCCAGCCATTCCTTGAAAAACTTCATGCCATCCGCGCCACCGTTGTCCAAGGCCATTTGAAAGAGCAGGCACCCCTCCTCCACGCCCACACCCTTGCGCCCCACAGACGCCAGCACATCCCCCACACACTCATGCAGCGTGATCTTCTCCAGCTTCGCCTTCCGCAGATCTTCCGCCCGCTGCTCCTTCCGCGCCGCCTCCGCCTGCGCCAGGTCCTTCACATCCGCCGCAGCACCCCCACCCTTGAGCTTCGCCCGCACGATCTGCTGCGCAGGCTTCCGCTCCACCAGCTCCACCCTCCGGCCCGTCTTCGGGTGGCGCGCCACCACCACCTCCAGCTCCGCGCCCTTCAGCAGCGACCGCCACTTCTTCTTGTTCTCATAGGAGAGCATTCCCAGGTCCGTATAACCCGGCGCCTCATCCAGCGCCACGTAAGGTGCCGAGTCAGTAACCTCCCCGTTCCACGTGTTGAAAACCTTCGCCGCAGCGTCCCCCTCCAGCACCCGACTCCCTGCCGCCTCCGCCTGCCGCGCAATGATCCGCCAGGCCGCGTCCTGCTTCTTCTTGAAGCAGGAGGGCAGGGTGCAGAGCATTGTGCCGCTTCCAGATACTATTTTTGCACCGTTTTTTGGGGATTCCATTTGCAAGGCATGCTCCTGTTTCACAGCAAACGGGCACCCCACACACGCCCCGCCAAAAATCCGGCTCCCGTCATCATCCACCCTCACAGGCACCAACTCCGCATCCTCCAGATCGAAGCCCGGCTTCTGGAGCGAGACCATGAATTCCTCCCGGATCATCTCCCGCGTCTGCTCATAGTTCAGCGGCACATCCTGGCGGGTCGGCGAGAGCACCTTCTTCGCCGCCTCCACCCGCTCCTTGTCGCCCGGGATGCGCCCCACCAGCATCGCGGTCGAGAGTGCCACCTCACCCGCCTCCACCGCCGTGATCAGCAGCTCCGGGCACAGCAGCAGCTTCAGGCGGTCGCGGATGTAGCCCACCTTTTTCCCCAGCTTCGCCGCCAGGCTCTCCTGCGTGTAAACCGGCCGGCCCGCGTCATCCCGCAGCGCCAGCGCCGCTTCATAACCGCGCGCCTCTTCGGTCACGGTGAGATCCTCGCGCTGCAGGTTTTCGATCAACACGATCTCTTGCGCCGCGCGCTCATCCAGCTCATACACGATTACCGGCACTGTCTCCAGTCCCGCCAGCCGCGCCGCGCGCAGGCGCCTCTCGCCCGCCACCAGCTCCAGCCGCGCCGCGTCTCGCGGCGACACACGCGCCGTCAGAGGCTGCACGATCCCGCGCGCCTTGATGCTCTCCGCCAACTCTTCGAGAGCCGCCTCATCAAATTTCCGCCGCACCTGGTAAGGGCTCGGATCAATCAATTCAGCCGGATAAAAAACGATTTCAGCTTTTGCAGGGTTCATAACTTCAGATGTTTGGTTTGTTGGTTTGTTGGTTCGGAAAATGGTCACCCCTCCGCGCGTTTCCGCGCCTCCCCGTTCCGGCGGTTTTGATTGCCCTGCTGCGCCCGCCGGCAGCGCTCCCGCGTCTCAGCCCCCCGCTGCCCGCCCAGGCCGTGGAAACCGCGCGCGCCCGCGCCTTTCAGCAGCTCTTCGAGCATGCGCTTCTCAAAGGCGTGGATGTTCGCCCGGCTGCGCCCCGTCTTGCGCCCCACCTCCGCCATGCTCAGACCGAAGCGCTCCAGCATCTCCGGCCTCAGCCTGCGCACCAGAGCCAGGCATTTCAGCGCCACCTCCTCAAAGGTTCGGCAGCCCGCCACCTGGAAGTCCAGGAATAACCGGAAGTATCTCAGCCGCAGTTCCCACACCTCCACCCCCTCCGCCGCCGCCGCCTGCGCCTCCAGCTCATCGCCCGGCGCCGCCATCAGCTCGCGCATGCCCAGCTCCATCGGCGCAGGCTCCGCGCCCTCCAGCTCATCCTCATCCTCATGGCACACCGTCGCCTCAGCCCACTCCACACCCCCCACCCGCCGCGCCAGCGCCTGCAACGCCAGATGCAGATCCGTCAGAGCCGTGCAGGCCCTCTCCCGCCGGCGCCGCCTGCCCAACTCGGTCTCCAGTTCGGTCAGCAAAGCCCGCGCCGCCTCGAACAGCTCCCCCGTCGTTTTGCCCTCGCCCGGAATCACCGCCCACCCCCTTCCCCAAAATTCGAATTTCGAATTTCGAATTTTGAATTCCCCTCATCATCCTCTGGATCCAGCGTGTGATCCCCGGCTCTGTGCAGCGACCGTAGCATCGCCTTGTGCGCCGTGCTCTCCACCGGATCCTGCGGCTGCAGCGGCGGCTGCTGCCCCGTCATGCGCAACGCGCCGCATGTCGTGTCCAGCGCGTTGATGTCCGTCGCCAGACAGCACATTTCCACACGCAGGCTCGCCAGCAGCTCCCGCGCCGCCGGCAGCATATCCTCCAGCTCGCCAATGATCACACGCATGGACGCCAGCCGCGCCCGCATCGCCGCGCATTCATTGCCCGCCCGCGCCTGCAGACTCATGGCAGCCTCCTTTCGTTGTGCTCGGGAAAATCGGCACCCAGCCGCTCCCGAAAATCCCCCCGCCGCCGCTCCCACCACACCCCGTCCGACCACCCCGAGAGCACACCCGCGCGGCGGGGATCATTCCGCGTCCGCACTTTCGGGTAGGCCTTCATGAAGGCCTCCTTCCAGTCCTCGAAATTTTCGGGCAGCAAAAGCAGATCCTCCAGCGGGATCACCCGCATCAGATGCAGCGCCAGTGCCGCATGCGAGCCCTGCGCGCGGATGCCCCGGCGCCGCTCCATCGCGGGCGTGCAGGCCAGCCCGTCCTGCTGCCAGCGCAGGTAGCAATAAGTGCCCGCGTGGAGAACCCCATCCGCGCCGCCCTCGTTGTCGAAGACCCACACCTGAGCCGGCCTCAGCCGCCGCTCATAGACGTGCCACGCCGGCCACAGCTTCGCCGCCAGCCTCTCCGCCTGGCGCGCCGTGCGCGCCGCATGGAGTTGCTCCCATGTGACCCACTCGCGGCTGCCATCCTGGTAGTGCCGGTAGCCAGCCGCGGCAGCCGGCAGCTCCAGCGGCTGCTCGCCGCGCGCCAGCGCCCACTCATAGCCAAACCCGCCAGGCTCATGGCAGCTGCGCGGGATGAACGTCGAGCAACCCTGTCTCACGCCGACCTCCTTCCCGGCTCGCCGCTTGGGCTTAAAAAATGACTCACGGACACTTGCTCGTCACCTGCGGGCACATCCCCAGCTCCGACAGGCTGTCCGTGAGAGGGCGGGCACTCGCCCGCCACAGTTTTTGCGCGGTCCAGCTCATGCGCCAGCACCGCCCCCGCCACCGAGAGAGCCGCCTCCTGCTCCCAGCCGCTGCGCGCAGCCAGTTGCACCACCTCGCGGTGCAGCAGACCCACATCCGCCGTCAGCACCAATGCGCCCTCCGGCGTCCGGATCTCCACATGCACATACCCGCCCCTCATGCCGCCACCTCCTCTCCCACACCACGATCACCGCTCGCCACGCCCGCCATCTCTCGCGCCAGTTCGGTCACCGACATAAATGCACCGCCCACAGCACGCTCCGCCAGCCATTTGTGCAGCCCGTGCAGCGCAATTTTTCTGACCGGCCTTTTGGGCCCCGGCAGCTCCACCGCCGGCAGCCCGTCCTCGTCAATGAGGCGCGCCACCTCTTGCGGCCGTTTCCCCATGTAGCGCGCCACATGAGCCACCGTGTATAGCCCGCTGCTCATGCCGCCCTCCTTTTCTCCGCGCGGATCTCGCGTATTTTCGGCACACCGGCCAGCAGCCCCGCCGCCTCCAGCTTGAGCAGGTAATCCGCGCCCTGGGCGGTGATCTCGTATTGCCCGCCCGCCCACACCGCCAGCCCGTGCCGGATCAGCACACCCAGCGCCGGCCGCGTCTCGCGCCAGAATTTATTATGCCGGTCACGACCCGTCAGAGGCACCACCGGCGCCTCGCGCATGTCCATGAGCTGCGACACCGCGCGCGCGCCCACGTTGCTCAACCAAAGGCCATGCCGGCGGGCATGTGTCGTAAAATCCGCCGCATGCTTCATAGGGATGCTCATGCCTCATCTTCCTCCAGTAGCTGATTTTCGTTTTCGGGGTGGGGCATGGGATTGTCCGGAGCCTGGCGCACCTCGCCACCCGGCCCCAGGTGCCACCCGCAGTCCCAGCAGCCCACCGTCAGAGCCGCGCTGCCCTCGCTCTCCCACGTCAGCGCCTCCAGCGCCAGGTTGCCGCACTCCGGGCAGCCGTCATACAGCAGCGTCACGCGGTCGGGATACGCGCTCAGAAAAGACAGGCCGGGCATGCGCAGCATCTTCTCTGGTGCCACCCAGCTCAGCTCGCCACGGAGTTCCATAAATCGCGGCAGCAACTCGCTCCGCGCTGGCGACGCCAGCCACTCGCGCAACGCCACCCGGCACTCCTGCAGCAGCCGCGCGCCCGCCGAGCACTCCAGCTCAGCGCCGTGATTTGTCAGCCAGGCCCGCTTCATGCCGCCCTCCTTTCCGCCGCGCGCAGATCCCGCACGTCCCCACATACATCCCGGCGGTTCAGCGCCTGGTTCGGCCTTGCGCGCCATTTCTCAGCGGCTTCTTGCACGCTTTTGGCGACCGGGCCGATAGCAAAGCACTCGATATTGGCGCATCGAATGCACCAGAGGCGCGGACCAACGCCATAGCCAGACTGACAGAAACTCAGAGGATCCGTTGGAGTTCCGCAAAACCGACAATCACCGAAGGCCGAACCATGCTTTTCCTCCAGGTCCGCGAGCGTGCCCAGCTCAGCGCCGTGATTTGTCAGCCAGGCCCGCTTCATGCCGCCC